GTAACTCACCCGAAAACACCACATTGCCCGACAAGACCGAAATTGATACATTGGTTCAACGCCAAAGAAACATTGCGGAAACTTATCGCCGTAGGGTTGTGGATTATTTGAGTTACTACCCACAATTATTCAGCCAGTACACGGAGGATCAACAAGCGGGGGAATACCCAAACACCAACCCATCCAACTATGTTTCATGGAATTTGTAAAAAAGACATACAAGCCAAAGGATGAAAAGGTCAAGAAATTGACCAAGTATTTCACGGAATTAAAAATCGTGAAACCCGCCAATTGTGATTTGTTCACAAAGGGGAAAATAATTGTCCTTTTGGTTATGTTGACGGGTTGCTCGGCGGAGTGGCATTTGAAAAAAGCCATCAAAAAGAACCCATCATTGATTCAACCATCCGTGCATACCATTGACACCATCATTATACGCGATTCCGTGGCGTTTACGGACACTTTTGTATCAAAAACGATTGATACCCTCACCATAGAAAAAGAAGGCGTTAAAACGATTGTTTATCGCAATCACGATGTGATAAGAATTAAGACAATTGTCAAGCCCGACACAATTAGAATACAAAAAACCATCCGTGTTCCCCAGGTGTATTATGAAGAACGATTCAAGATTCCACAAATGGTGGGTATTGGCGTGGCTTTGTTATTGGGGTTACTATTTTTGATACTTTTATTGATAAGAAAATGAGCAATTGGAACAACCCAAATAACCCAAACAATACGCAGAATGGATGGAAAACACCATCACGGAGTTCACCACAAGGCGGTGGAACACGGGCGTGTTTGTGCAAAAACCAAAACACCTATTCAAAGAAATGTTGTGATGGCACTTTGTGGGCGCAAGGCATCGGTCAAATAACCCGTAACCCTACATTTGCAACATTGGAATGGCAACAAATCAACACACAATGGGATTCAATTAACGACACTTGGAATAATATATAATATGGGAACTTCATTAAACGGCTTAACCCCAGCGGGAACATACCCAGGGTTGATAAAAACGGGCGATAACGCCCCAATAGACGGCACACTTAAAACCTTGTCCGATGGTAATGGTAATAACTTGCCCATGTCGGTTAGCACCACTACAATCAATTTGACGGGAACGGCACAAGTTGGGGGCGTGGCCATTGCCAATACCACACAATTAGCAGCCAAACAAGATACATTGGTATCGGGAACAAACATCAAAACCATCAACGGAACAAGTGTATTGGGAAGTGGTGATATTGTAACACCACAACCAAGTGGTGTATCGGGTGCGATTCAGTTTTCCAATGGTTCAGCGTTTGCAAGTGATGCCACCAACTTATTTTGGGATGATACAAATAATCGGTTGGGTATTGGTACGAATGCACCAAGTGCAACGGGGCATTTCAAAGGCAGCGGCTCAAGTGGTACAACTACGGCATTATTGGTGCAGAATAGTGTGGGAACGGAATACTTTGCAGTTCAAGACAATGGAACGGTAAGAATTGCAAATAATCAAGCGTTTAGAAATGGGGCAAGTAATGGAGTCAATTATTTTGATATGGGCAATATCATTGTTCGTAATGGGGATACCCAGCAAGGCGGTTCAATATCAATAGGAACGGGAACTGCCGCAACCGCCAAACTACAAATAATGGGTAGCGGCTCAACCTCAGCCACAACATCTTTGTTGGTGCAGAATAGTGCGGGGACGGCTGCGATGACTGTAAAGGATGATTTAAGTGCAACTTTTGGGGGAACAGTTCAAGGAGGAAATTTAGTTGCAACTGCAAATATAAATTTTGGGAATATTCTTTATGGAACGGCTTTTTGGAATCAAGCGGACGGCGGCACAAAATTGGGTGCATCATCAGCCCCTGTTGCGTCAGCACTTTTAGAAATGGTTTCCACAACCAAAGGTTTCCTCCCACCCCGAATGACCACGACTCAAAAGAATGCCATCGCCACCCCCGCAAGTGGCTTGGTAGTTTACGACACCACAACAAACAAATTGTGTTGCTATAATGGTAGCACTTGGAACGATTTATTCTAATTTTGAAAATATATGAAAGCAATCCTTATCAATAGTAATGTAAACCTTACAAGCGGTTTGTCAATCCCTTCGGGTTCAGTATGTGTAATCGCAGAAGGTTACGCAGATGTCAAAAGCCAAAAAGACGGAGTAATCCCCGCTCAAATCGCAACCTTTGTTTTTGCAAGTGTTGAAGCATTGGCACAAGGCAAAGCACCGATTCAAGGCATCCAAGATTTTAACACCACCTTTTCCAACCTCGAATTGTCGGTTGTGGCCTACGAAACCATCCCCGCTGAATCCTTGTTGGTGAATGCGGTTTACGATGCATTGGTGGCCATCTATGGCGTGGAGAATGTGGAACAAATAACCATCTAATCGTTTTATTGGTATGAGTATTAACGCAAGTTCATTTAGTGCGGGTTACACGGGATGTGTAGTCGTATCAAATACAAGTGCAAACACGGGAAGATTCCGTGGGTTTGTGGTGAATAGTGATGCGGTTGTATCGGCTATTCTTAACCAATCCGCAGCATCTTTGTTGTCAACTTTGGGATTGTCGGGTGTAACATTAAAGCAAGGAACATTTATTTGTGTTCCCGATGGTAGTTACATTTCGTCAATTACATTGACAAGTGGTTCGGTTGTAATGTACGGGGAATAATGTTTGGTGTTGGTGTAGGTATTCGCGTTGGTGGAAGCACTGCAAGTGGCGGATCTGCCCCCGTGGCTATTACGGCAACGGGTGGAACAATCACATATTCGGGTGGTCGTACCATTCACACCTTTACAAGTAGTGGAACATTTACCGTATTAACCGCACCAAGCGGAGCAACCGTTGAAGCGTTGGTTGTTGCGGGTGGTGGTGGTGGTGGAATGTATGCTGGTGGTGGTGGTGGTGCTGGTGGTGTTTTATATGACGCTGCAAAATCTATTTCAGCAACTGCATATACTATTACTATTGGTAGTGGTGGTTCTCCTTCACCAAACAATTCAACAGCGGGAACAAATGGTAACGATTCAGTTTTTGACACACTTAATGCAATAGGTGGAGGTCGTGGGGGTTATCAATTTGGTAAAGGAGGAGATGGAGGTAGTGGCGGTGGTATGTCATATAACTCATATCCGTTAGGACTTGGAACTGCGGGTCAAGGTAATGATGGGGGTTTATCGGGTTTTGGTGGTAGAGGTGGTGCGGGAGGCGGTGGAAAAGGCGGTGTTGGTAGTCAAGGACAACCTGGAGAAAATGCGGGGGATGGTGGTATAGGTCAATCATATTCAATCAATGGAACACCTACATATTTTGGTGGTGGTGGTGCGGGTGGAGGTCAAACGAATAACGGAATTGGAGGACTTGGTGGCGGTGGTAATTCAAATACTGCGGGAACACCCAATACGGGTGGCGGTGGCGGTGGCGGTTATGTATCAGATGGACAAGCCAAAGCGGGAGGAAGCGGTATAGTTATAATTTCTTATCCTACATAATATGCAAGTTGCTAAAATAGAAAATAATATAGTTTTGGAAGTAATTGTTGCCGATTCCGTTCAATGGTGTATAGACACTTTTGGCGGTGAATGGGTACGAACTTACTACAATACACCTGGTAAAAACTTTGCTGGTGTTGGCTTTATTTATTACCCCGACAAAGATAATTTTTCATCTCCACAACCATACCCAAGTTGGACATTGGATGCGGACTGTCATTGGCAACCACCTACGCCATACCCTAACGATGGATGTTTATGGACATGGGATGAAACAACATTAACTTGGATTAACCCTATTTGCCCATAAAATGACCGCACAAAAGAAAATCCCAAATGGGCTACCCGTTAATTTTGACCAATTTCGTAAGAACCCAGTTGCTTCCGTGGCTTTTTGTATGTTGTTGGCTGTTGGCTATCTTTATATTGACTTGCGTTCGGGGTACAAAGAACAAATCGAAAAAGCCAATGCCAAAATCGAGGCGTTGGATATCAAGATTGACAAACTTTCTTACGCACTTAAAAAGTCGGATTCGTGCTTGGCATCGGCCATGACGGAAATACGCATCATGAAAACAATGCAAAAGTTATGAAAAACCTATTGATCATATTTTCCGCAGCGTTCATAACGGGATATTTGTTTACAAGCGTAAACGCAAAACAAAGCCCTACAATCGATGAAATTGACGCGTTGCTTAACAAGGTATCAAAAAACATTGAAAGTGCGGGAGAAGTTACCAAAATGGCTCAAACGATGAATGCCAAGATGGTTGAGGCAAAGGCAAAGGAAAAAGAAGCGTTGAAAATGGAAGTGAAGATGGCGGAAGCGAAGGTGGAAAAGATGGAAGAAAAGATTGAAGTGTATGCCGTTAAGATGGTTGGTGCTGGAATTGATACGGCGGTTGAGGAAGTACAGTTCAAAGGCCCAATCTACGATGCGTGGTTGAACTATGTTGAGGAAGGTGGCAAAGAAGATTTCAATTGGTTTAGGTTATACATATGGCAACAAAAGTAAAATCCAACACGATTACATTCCGTGTTAAGCCCAAACGAAAATTGGGAAGGCATACGAAGCACATCAATAAACATAAAAGTTCAAAACCATCAAGGGGGCAAGGATGAAAAAGATAATTGAAATTTTCAAGGGCGATAAAGGCGAGTTGAGTTCCAAGCGGTTCGTTGGAATCATTGGTGCGTTCGTACTATTTGGCACAATGGCACACAATTCCATGTCCCCACAAGACATTGCACCATCCCCCGATTTGGTGGAGGCGGTTAAGTGGATTGTGATTGGTTCATTGGGTTTTACATCAATTGATAAATTCTCTAAACAAAATGAAAATTAAACAAGTACCATTTAGGGCATACAACCGCGAGGCGGTGAAGAAAACCCAGGTGTATTTACACCACACGGCGGGTAATGGAAGCGGTGAACAAACCTTTGCGTATTGGGAAAAGGTAGCCAACAAGGTTTCAACTTGCGTTGCCATCAGCACCGATGGAACAATCGTTCAAGGATTTGGCAGCGAGTATTGGGCGTACCATTTGGGATTGGGAACAAAGCATTTCCAACCTTTGGGATGTCCTTACTTGCCATTGGATAAAACATCCATTGGTATTGAGGTTTGCAACTGGGGGCCAATCACCAAGAAGGGAACAAAGTTTTACAACTATGTGGGTGGTGAGATTCCCGCTGATCAAGTAACCGAACTTGACAAACCATACAAGGGATACAAATTGTGGCATTCATACACGGATGAACAAATCGCATCCATCAAAGACCTTTTGATTCTATGGTCTACCAAATACGGCATCCCATTGGATTACAATGAGGACATTTGGGCGGTTACCACACGGGCATTGAAGAATGAACCTGGGGTTTATACCCACAATTCCGTTCGCCCCGACAAGGCGGATGTGTATCCATGCCCCCGATTGATTGAGATGTTGAAGTCACTCACAAAGGAATAAGGTCATTCACAAAGAAAGTGGGTTAATTCTCACTTTTTTTTAATCTTTTTCTATTTGGAATTTGGAATTACAAATATCGGATGTATATTCGTGTTATGGATATGACAAAAAGACCAAAAACACACTACAATGTTAAAAACACACCTTTCTATGTTTATTGGGGTGGCGCTGAAATTCAAGGGCAATGCAAATGGGTTATCGCTTGTGATGATGACAACTTGATTGATGAATTGACACAACACATTGACCAACTTTGGGTGGACAAACAAGAAGCACAAATGATGGCAACGGATTTTTGGAATCAATTTAACCAAACAGGAACTTACAAATACTAATCGATAACAAGGGGGCTTAACCGCCCCCACTAATTTTGAATTACAAATAACAAATAGTATATTCGCATAAGACAAATAACATGGATATAATCTACCTAATCATCGTTGCCCCTATCACCATTGCGGTGATGTATGCGTGGCATTGCATCAAGCAAAACAACAAGCGTTTCCAAAACATCGAGGAAGCCAAGCCCTACCAATTTGAACGCGATGAAATCGTACCCGAATTCGACGAGTTCACGCAAATGTTGTATCAACGCCGTATGTACAAAGGGAGGGGCGACAAATGAAATTCACATTCACAATGCACTTCATTTTCGGTACGGAGATGGAAGAATTCGTTGAGTTGGTTCAAAACGATGAAATTTACAAAACCAAAATAAACATCATTGAACGCAAGTACATCCAAGCCAGTGAATCATTATCCCCCGCATCCCCATTCAGTGGGTATGTAACGATGGAAATGGAAAATCCCACCTGGTTGTACAACATCGGTCAATCGATGGGTATACGACAAAAGGCACCTTTTTAATTATGACAACATACGAAGCATTAAACGAAGTATTCAGCAAATCAAACAAAGAATTGGCAGAGGTATTGAAAACCAATTACAACACAGTTACCACCTGGAAGTTCCAGTGGAAGCGTAACGGGTTATCAATTGAAAAGCAATTCGAGATTTTACAAAAACTAAATTACAACCTAACAAATCAAATATCATGGAACAAACAAAAAGAAGTGCGGTAACCAATGTAACCGCCAACGGAACATTCAATGGTCAACATGGCACATTGTACAAATTTGAAGTATCATTCGCAAACGGTGATTCGGGTGAGTATGCATCCAAATCCCAAGACCAACAAAAATTCAAGGTTGGTGTGGAAACGGATTACATCCTAACCGAACGCAAATGGAATGACCGCATTTTCTACAAGATTGCACCCGCTCAACCACAGCCAGGTGGA